GGCCATTTATAATCTCCTTTTATATAAAGTTTCTTATCATTCTACCCTGATTTAATAGGACTTTCAACACCTAGGTCATGCATCTCGTCATACAAACGCCCCGTATATTGATATTCACCCACATGAGTAATATAACTCATAATATAACAATATAACTTACCACCTATATCAGACCATAGTTTACAAAAAGCAAAGTCCTCACCCAGATATCTTTTTGTTTTGGGATCATAAAATGTATCAAAAAAATTATAAAAATGTGGGCGGTCCATATACTTACCATCGATTGTGGTTTTTTGTTTTATTTCTTTATTAGGGTAAGCTTTTATTAATTTATGAAAGACATCTCTTCTAATTAACATACACCCTGTTGGGCAGTGTGTAGCTTCAATAACACCTTTGTTAATTTTAATATTTTGATTATCATCTTTAATTAACAATGGATATTGTAAAACATGATGCTCACATTGATCTGCAGTTTTTACAAAACCACCTTTTATTTTTGTCATTAAAGTATCCCACTGTGCCGTTTTCATTGGATAAGGTATGGATATTATTTCTTTGTCTAATTCTAATAACCTAAATATGTCGTGAGCCTTAAAAGCTATGTCAGAGTCAACAAATAACATGTGTGTGAAATCAGTATTTAAAAAATAACTTGTGCACAAATTTCTACCTTGTGTCACCAAACTAGATTTCATCATTTGAAACATGACCTTTATGTTTCGTTTCATACATTCTTTTTGTAATTCTAACATGGTTTGTGCATAATGCATTGAAACATCGCTGTGCACTGGAGTCGCTACAAATAAACTAATAGGCCTTTCTTTCTTCAACCAGATTGGTTTAGTGTTTTGCATCTAACACACCATAAAGAAAATTAGTCCACTCTTTACTTTTTTTCTCCCAAGAATAAAACCGTTGTACATATTTTTGTTGATCATCGAGATGTTTGGTAATCTCTGGCTCGTGAAGCGTGTCACGACATATTTTTATACCCTCAGCAAATTGATGAGCCAAATTGTTTAAATTAGTTTCATAGTTTACATATACAGGGAACTCGGCTCCTGTTTCATATAACGCTCCATAATTAGTTACTATACAGTATAATCCAGCTGCCATAGATTCTAATAAAGATATACAAGATGTTTCTTCCCAAATACTCGGATAAGCGAACATATGGTAGTACGGTAACTTTTGTAAAATAAATTCATTGGGTCTGTAACCAAGGTAATTTACATTTGGTAAGTGTTTAGCTTGCTCATACAAGTCTTGATAATTATCGTCATTATCTCTCTGAAATTCAGAACCATATATTTCACAACTACTATATACATCTAACTCAACATTTTCTTTTTCTAAAAGTTGCATGGCAGCTAACAAAACATTTAAACCTCTCCAAGGTGTAGGGTGAAAGATTAATCGTAAAGTAGAGTCTTTTTTATATTTTTCCCTTCTTGGGAACCTAGTTACACCATTTTTTATTACATGACATCTGTCAGTAGGTACATTAAACATATACCTATACTTTTCATAATTCCAACTTGAATTAAAAACATACCAATCATATTTTTCGTGATTATTTTTGTCCCTAAACCATGGTTCAATGTTAGGTTGATTAGGAGCATTTTTTTGCCATAGAATGTTTATCTTTTTTTTCGACAAAGGTATTTTTTCTGGGACAGAGGTGCAGATATTAAAGTTTTTTAAAAGGCCTTTATCAACATGTTTTTCTAAAAACGAATGTTGAAGCTCAGTCCCTCCAAGTGGTTTCAATTCGTTTCTCCCTCCATTGGTAACTCAGGGACGATAATATTAACATCCCTTTGAATGTCGCTTTCCGATGTAGCTGAACTGGAGTCATTGATATCTTTTTGTGCTTCTTCTTCATTAGCATACACCACACCTGTTTTTTTATTTTTTATTTTAATCTCTGACTTACAATGTATAACTTTCATATGTTAAATTTACAAAAATAAACACTAAAAGTCCAATAGATTATCCATTCTCTTGAGATCGATCTAACAAAGCATAAGAGACTATACCTTGTATTTCGTTAGCTGTGCCTGCCGTCATTTTTAAAATATCCCCCTCTTCTAACACAAGAGTCTGTGATATAATTTGTCTTGTAGTATTTGCTGCAATAGAAGCAGCATCAATTCTAAATGTAGCTGTTGCACTTGTGTCGGTAACTTGAGTAGATAAATCTACTGCACCTGTTGAACCGTTATGAGCTTGTATTTGTTTAACAAGACAACGACCATTGGACGGTGCTGTTAAGACATTTGTTGTGCCAGTAGTGGTAAGTGAAAACCCTTGATTTTTATATTGTATTGTCATGAGCTCATAAAAAAGTTAAATGCATCTTGTTCGTTTTTTAAATCGTTTTGATAAGCAAAGTTTAACTGATTAACTAATGTTTCTATACCATAGGTTATTTGTCTTTGATTTTGCACCACATAATCATCACTCAGTTCTGGTATTAGTATACTTATTTTAGCCAACTTTTCTCGCTCTCTTTAACGCTTCTTTTGCTTTTTTTGCAATACTTACAACTTGAGTTTTACCCATTACTTTTGCTCGCTGTTCCATTACAGTGAGTATTTGTATTTTTCTTGCATATGGTTTATTTATTTTTTTGACTTTAGCAACTGTTTTCCTTGCGTCTGTGGGTGTTGCGAATTTAATACTCACCGTATCTTTTGGGTTTTCGTCTGTATATAAACGTCTACCACTACCTTTTGGTTTTTTACCTGTGCCTACTTTTGGATCTTTTCTAGTCATTATCTTCTACCATCAGCTTGGACATCTGCTCTAAATGCACCAAATCTCCATGATTCGTCTGTTGCTGTATTTTCTACTTTTAATGATGCTAATCTACCACGTGCCCTTGTGTCAATCTTTTTTGTGCTAGATGTTACTGTAAAAGGTCCAAGAGGCGAGGATGCTTCTGTCTCTGACGGAAAGTTTTTCAAGTTTATTGTAATTTGAGCATTACCATCAAGTTTTCCAAAGTCAGGTATAAATCTTCTCATTTTAACGAAAAATTCTCCTGCACTACCTTCTATTGGCATTTCAAAATCACCTGATTCTATAAAGGCATTTATCGATGTTTTATTACCTAATATATCTAATTGGTTGTTACCGACCTCATGTTTGTAAAGAGTGGCTGCTCCAAATTCATTAGTAATTCCATTTATAGTCAAAGAAGGTAAACCCGTTGCATTGTATTCTGTTGCATATGGATTATCTAAAACATATTTATCGCTATAGGCAGTTCGTGCTAAAGAACTTGTTGTCCATAAGGCCTCTCTATAATTTAAAGTTACACAACGATCTATTTGAGTAGATCCGCTTTTGCAATAAAACCAATTTATCTCTGTAAATAAAGTATTATATCCTGCAAACACTTGTTCGCTTTGTCCAAAATTAAATCCTAAATCGTCATCTGTTTGAGTGGTGAAAACAAAATCTTCAACAGTACAATTTATTTTTTTTACAGAACCACCATCATATATATAAAAACCACCAGCTTTACCCATCCAATACATAATACCATCTACATGAACTAAAGAATGTTGTGACATGGCACCACAGTTGGATCCTACCTGTCTAATAGAAAAGGTAAAGGGTGGACCAACAAACTGCATAATATAAGCTGAAGTATCTGTAACAATAAAAATGTAATCTTTACCTCTTGCTGCACAAACTATTTTTGAACCACTGTCTAATTGAAATGTACCTGCTGTATTTGTTGATACAGGCACATAATCAGTTCTATCTTCTTGATCAGAAAAACGAATAAACATTTTATCTTGTGTGGCAATATTACCTATTGTTGTTTCTGTGCCAAGATGAATTAAGTGTCTATCCGTATCTGAAACAATTGTCATTACACTAGCTGTTGGATTTGTGGTTACAGCAGTTGCTCTAGTTGTAACACCATCAGTTGGATTCCATTCAAACGTGCCACCATTTTTAATTGTTGCTATAAGTATTGTGCCATAATTATCTAATGACCAATTACCTGGTTCTAAACTTGTAGCTGAAGCTGAGGTTGCTGAACCCCA